CTCTGTTAAAGCCAATAAAAAAGGGATCATTGAATAGATCCATAGTTAGTTTGTTTACCATTTTATTCCCCTTTCAAGCGAATAAGTTAATTTACCCCCCATATTGGGCAGGTATATATATTATATCAAACAAAACTGATTTTGTCAAGCCCTACTTAGTCCAGTTAACCATGGAATATCTTGTGCCAGATGTAACCTCATTGACATTATGGTTGTATATGTATGCTGCTGGGAAAAGCAATAGTTGGTTTGCCTTCGGTTTGATTTCTACATCAAATCTTGGAAAAATTATCTCTCCACCTTCGTAGTCATCATTAAAATAATAAACCATTGATACTTTTCTTGTCATATATAGGCCATCATCAACATGATCAATGAAGAAGTTTCCCTCTCCATACTTTAAAATTTCATAGTTTTCTTTTTGTGTCCAAGGAACCTTAAATTCTCCAGTGTATCTACTCAATGGTTCATAAAAATCTTTTTCAAATCTATTAAACAGTCTTTCCTCTACAAGTTCCTTGGTTGTTGGGTTTTGTGGATCTACCAAGCCATTTCTTCTAATGTTATTAATATACATTGTGTTCATGGCTTTTCTATTTAGATCTTCTTTTAGGGGTTTATTGTTGTGGGGCACCCAAGAAAGAACCTCTCGCTCAACAAACTTTTCTACATCCTTTATATATTGAGCACCATCGCCTACATTATTTACAACAACTATGCCAGTCGCAACTTCTTTCCAGTCCATAAAATCCCCTAAATGTAGTATAACCATAATAATTATACCACATAGTGGTATACTGTTAATATGCAAACAAAAGATATACTGCTAAACGGAATGTTTAGGTGTGCAAACACCTATCTTGCTTTTGCTTTTGAAGAGGCGTTGATCCAAAACATGCCCAAAGATTATAAATTTTGGTCTAGGTGGCATCTTCACAATCACACCCACAATTCAGCCCTTCTAAAATTTAAAGATCCAGACAATGAAACAATACACTTTTGTATTTTTCGTAATCCAGAACAGTTAATTCCTAGTTATTTTATGTTTCATTATTCTGAACAAGATGTCAGAGAATTAGATGATGAGCAATTTGAGTTTAGAGTAAGAAATGCATGTGCAGAGTATAACAAATATTTGAAGCATCAGATTAAATACGGATACGCAACTGTTATATTATTTGATGACATAGTTAGTGATATAGATAGTGTTCTTGAAAAGATTTTAGAATCTATGGAAATAAAATATATAAACAAGATAGATAAAGATAAGGTAAAAGAATCTTTGTCAACCTTAGACTATGGCAGATACCAAGATCCTGAAGAACTTTATAGAAACTTTCACCTTCCAAGAGAAGAAAAATATCCAGAACTTAAAAATAAAGTTTTGTCTACATTTAAGAATATGCCAGAGTATAAAGTGCTAATGGATCAATACCTAATAATAGAAAAGAGGGCCAAACAATTGACCCCCTTAACTATGTTTAACTGATTACTCTGGTGTTGCTGCGCCTCTTGGGACTTTTCTTGCTACTGCCTTCTTGACAGGAGCCTTCTTAGCAGCCTTCTTAACCACCTTGGCGGTCTTAAGTGCTACATCAACCTCATCTACTGAAGGCATCTTTCCAAATGCCAAGTCATTAGGATTTGCTGCTCTCAATGCTACGGGGATTAGTGCTCCAAGTAGTGAGTATGCTAGTGTCTGTGGATCAGTTACACCAGATGCATACATTGCTGTTGCTGCTCCGAGTACTGATCGTCCGTATGACGCTAGTGCTGCTTTAATTTGTTCATTCATGTTTATTCCTCCTAGGATATAACTCGTGTTAGTATTGTGAAACCAATCCATAGACCAATAATTCCTGCGACTCCCGCAAAAACTGGTGGTGCTGGTACTGGCAATTTGAATGCAGCAAACACGACGCCACACCCAAAACCTGTTAGTGTTGATAAAAGAACATCTTTCATTTTTCTTCCTCTGGTAACATTAGTATAAGTTTATCATATGCATTGGCTATTCGTTCAATTAATCCATCTGTAGGCAGATCCATTACGTTGCCAAACTCTCTAAAATACTCTATTTCAGGCCCTGCAGCCTCTTTAAACTCCTGAATAGCCACCTGTACATCATCTATATAGTCAAATGCCCACTCTCTAGACTCAGAAATAAATTTCATAAAGCCCTCTGTATTCTCTATTGGCTTTGCCTCATTACTTAAAGCCTTTTTTACACCCTGCTCTAGTAGGGCAGCCCTAAGAGAAAACTCCTCTAGGTCGTTTCTTAAGGTTATTAGTCTTGCTCCTAGAACTGCAGATAGTAAAACAAAGAACACAATCATTAAAGATAAAAATATTGTAAGCATTACCCACCCATTCTAAAGTTTATATTAATAACACATCTCATGTCAGACTCTGTTGGGGGAATCCAGCAATGAAATCTATTTGATTCAAACATTACTGCACGACCCTTTAATGGGCTTACCGAATTCACAATTGTTAAATCTTTTTCTTCTGTTATTTTGTCTAGACTTCCAAACTGATCATAAAGAATTGTATCTCCATCACTGTCAGAAACATAGTACAATAAAACATTGTAGTTATGGTGTGTGTCAACATGTGGAATTGCTGGCAGTTTTTCTTTACTTCTAAAAGACATGTTTGATTTTATTCTATCTATACCAGAAACAACTATGTTATGCTTTTTGGTAAATTCATCAAGGATATACCTTCCAACATCAACGATTGGCTCTGGAACATTTGCACTGTTTCTTCCGCTAACAAACATTGGAAAATCTAAGAAGTCTCCGTCAACTCCAGATACATTATCCCTTATAGAACCAGTTTTTGGATTGAAATAAAAAGGCATTGCAAAAACTTCTTTTTCAACTTGATCCCTAACTTCAGGTATTAAGAAATCATCATCTATGATTATCATCTACCCCACCCTCTCTGACTAATAGAACAATAGCCCCAGTATCTTCTAAGGCCTTTTTTGCCCTGACCATATACTCAACTGCACGAATCTTGTCTTCTCCAGTAAGCGACATAAAATCTTTTTCACTTGCTCTTAATGTTAAGAAGTGATCGTTGTCAACGATATCTAGTTTAAAGTTAGGAGGAGAAAAATGAGATACGGACCTAAAGGCTCTTCTATTTTGATCTGTATACATTTAGTTCTCCATAGTCAAATACTTCCATGTATTTGCCCAATCATTTCTATTCTTATGCTTACTGAATTCTTTGGAAAGTTCTCCATTTTCTAAATAGATTCCTCCCCAAATTCCCCACTCTTTTTGAGATACCCCAACTGCAAAACAAGTTTTGGAGACTGGACATTGAGAACAGAGTTTGTCAATCGCTGGCCTTAGTAACTCATCTTCCTCATACTTGTCAAAGAATAGATTAGTATCATATTCTAAGCAAGCAGCATCATCTTTCCAGTCATTCTTCATGTTTTATTTTGTAAACCTATCTGGTATATTCCAACCATCTCTTGTTGGGGCAAACTGCTTTTGCAAATACCACTTGCCATTTACATATACCCCATGCTTTGATGTTTGTGCTAAATCAGATTTGGTCAAATGTGTAACTGTCCAACCAGACCAAACCAAATCTTTGTTTGATGCTACGATCTTTTCCATTTTTTCTAATGTTTTTACAATCATTTTATCTCCTTAGTATTTAAAAATTCCAACTTCGATATTATTTGTTTTTGCAATGTCAACCAGTTTTGATGGTTGCTCACTTGCAGATGTAAAATATGCGATGTAATTAAAATCACTGATATTCTCACTGATCCATGAAGGTGCTACCTTATAAACCTTTATCTTTTTGCCACGAGACTTTAGTCCTCGCTCTGATAAGTTTACAAATTCAGAAACCATATCATTTACATTACCTGGTCCTGCAGAGTAAATATCAAAGTTTAAGTCTGATGGATTAATCATAGACATTGCTACAGCCATGCCACGCAACAGAACATTGTAGTCTTTAAAACTATTAGTCCCCTGAATCCCCACTATCATTTGATAGCCCCTCTCTTAGTTTGTCCATTATAAACAGCATCTTATCTAATTGTACCTTATCCATGCCTATCGTGTCAACTACTCTTGAGCCTTCTTTATTAATACCCTGATCATTTATTTCTGCCTCATAGAACTTGTTGTCCTTGATCCAGTACGCCATTCCATCCAAAATAATAACACGAACATTGGTCTTCTTTTCATACTCATAAGACTGTGTTCTTTTGTTTTCTACCTTAAATATTTCTTCTGGAAGCAAAGGCTTTATCATTTCGTGTAGTGCACTTTGTGTAAAGTTATATCTTTTTGGTTCTTCTGAAATGTTAAAAAGTTTTTCAAAATATTTCATTGCAAAATAAAGAATCACCGTAGCCGTTGCAGCGCCAATAAAGAAGTCCATGCCTACCTCCTATGGTTTAGCATAACTCTAATTATTTCTTTTAGAGTATACTGTTTTTGTTTATCTAGTTTCATTACTTCTTTTTCATCTAATGCCTTCTTTGTTAAAGAAACCATAGGATTTTTTTCTGTAACATCCATCTCAATAAAACCATTTTCCCAAAGCCCAGATATCTCTGTTGAGAAATATGTGGAAAACTCATTGTGAAGTTTAGGATTAATATCTTTTAGTTTGTCTGTAAAATTGTACAGCATTTCTCCAGTGTCAATATCTACACCAGCAACCTCTAGTGCGCCACTTAAAATTAAATCCTCAAAGATTCTATCTTCATCCATTTAGTTTCCAAACCATAGTTATTGGACCTTTGTCTATTAGCCTAAACATGTGATCATTGTATTGATTGACTAACTTTTTGTATATATCTGGATTAACTTCTCTGAGTTTATCAGTTATCTTATAGAGCATTTGCCCATCCTCATCAATACTGTGGATCTTGATTGCGCCTTGGTCTACCAAGTGATCAACCATTGCACTTGTTCTTGGATTCATTTTACTCTCCCACAAATTCCAAGAACTGATCTCTTGTTTTTGTTCCGTTCATACGGTCTACTTCTCTTCCATCTTCAATAAGGATGTATGTTGGAACTGATTTAATTCCAAACTTTTCTAAAAGATCTAACTCTGTATCTGCATCAATAAACAAAAAGTCTATTAGTCCTTCTCGCTTTAGTTCTTCAGCAACAGGCCTAGTTCTCTGACATGGGTTGCACCAATCAGCAGTAAAATAAAGTACATGTCTCATTTTCCAGACTTCTTTCTAGCCTTGGCCAGCGCTCCAAAATCTTTAACCTTAGTATCTCCAAGATATCCCCATGCATAACCATCATTAATCATCATATCATTAAGAGATATGGTGTTACCGTCTACATATACCCAGCCTAAAATGCGACCATACTTTTCAGATGAGTCCATCTTCTCAGTCTTAATAACAACAGACTTAGCATCCTTAAGAGACTTCTTTAGATACTCCTTGGCTTCTAAACCCAGAGCCTTCTCAGCAAGATCCTTTGTGCGAGACTCAGGGGTATCAATACCAGCCAGTCTAACACGAGATGCAAACAGGATATCAAACCCTAAATCAATA